GTAAGAGTTTAAATGATGAGCAATTAGCTTTCTATCATGTTTTTTACAAATGTAACACTTGTAGTCATAATGCTCAAATAAAGATGTTCGCCATTTTTTATATTCTGTAGTAAATCTTTCAAGTTGTGCTGGTCTTTTTATTACAGGATTGTTAATGTCAATGCCTATAGATGTTCTGTAACAATCCCAACACCTAGAATGCCCAAAGAAAAGTTGTTTTGAGCAACCTAAACATTTTGGATTTCCACCTTTCCAATTAGGGTGGTTTGCGCCTTTTCTGTTAGGGTGATTTACATGACCATAAATCTTTTGGGGTTTCATTGCTATACCAGCTTTTAATAAAGCATTTCTAATAACATGGTATGGCACATTTTCAGCATCGGCTATTTTTTGAATAGACATATTTTTGACTATGTAATGTTCATTTAGCCAATCTACATCTTTTGAGAATGGATACTTTACTTTACGCATCAGAATGTCATTTCCACAGTATTTATGCGGCATACAGTTCTAATAGTCGTAGCCGCCTGACCAGTAAAAGTTACTGTTATACCGCCATTGGTTGTGTCTGCTGTTACTGCTAAAATCCAAGTAGTTGCACCTGCATCAGCATATAAAGAAGTAACTGTAGGAGTACCGACAAGTGCAGTAGAGGCAGCGTTAGCGCCTCGTTTAATAACTCCTTCAATACTCCAGCCTTTAGTATTACCACCCCCAGTTACTCCTGAAATAACCTCACCTTTAAAGTAATAAGCAGAGTTATTAGGTAGTATTACTTGGTTTGTTGTTCCTGCGGCTGATGAATCTGAACAAAGAACAGTAGCGGTTGCGTCCGTAGTTTGTCTGCCAAGAACCAAAAATGCTATTTGTTGAACCCCTTGAGAAACAGCAACTGGACTATTATGTGGCACAAATACATGATAACCAGTAATTCCTCTAGTAGTACCACCAATACCGCCAGCAATAAATCCATAACTTGAATTTACTGTATTTGATTGACCGCCTACAATAGTTGAATAGTTTGCTCCGTTTGCTGTATTACTATAACCACCACCAATAAATCCAACAAAACTGCTATTGTTATTGGATATTCCGCCAGTAATTACTGCTGCACTATTTGTAATAGTATTTGGATTTGAACCACCATTATATGTACCACCGCCACCAATAAATGAACCATATTGACCACCAGAAATAGTGTTTCCATAACCACCAACAATACTATTGTGCGTACCTGTAGCTGAAACAGTATTTTTAAATCCACCTACTACTACACCCCAATCAGACACTACAGAGTTTCTATTAGCCGCAGTACCAGCATCACCACCACCACCGATAAATGAATAACTACCTGTTGCTTGGTTGTTTCCTCCGCCTACTACTACTCCATGAGGGGTATAGAAAGATAGAGTGCTTGTAGATGAACCTGATGCGGCTTGGGAAAGGGTAAGGCTTGTTCCTGATATGGCGGCTACATAGGTATAGCTTGCAATACTTGTGCCAGTAATGTATTGCCCGGCTTTGATGTTTGCGTTTGTTGCGGCTAAAGTAACTGCCGTTGTGCCATTCATTGTTGCGGATTGAGTTGTTACAGCACCATTGGCTGTGCCTGTATTATTTGAACCACCGCCAATAAAGTTAAATATTCCAGTTGCATTATTTGTATATCCGCCCACAACTGCCGCATAAAAAGCACTTGCTGTGTTTGTATAACCGCCAGCAACAACAGAATAATCACTATTGCTAATGTTAATTCTACCGCCAGATATTATTGAAGCATATCCTGACGAAGTATTGTTATATCCTCCACCCAAAGAAGCATATTGCCCGCTTGCAACTTGTCCAGCAGAATTTCTACTAGTCTGCCAATCAACAGCATTAGCACCCCTAGCATTACCACCTACTGTAGATGATGTAGTAGCTTGTGCTTGTAGTGCGCCTGTTCCTGCTGGAGAAACATAAAGAGAACCATCTGACTGTAGTCCTAGTCCTGCTACTCCACTAAAGGATAGGGTAGGAGTTCCGTAAACTGCTGTGGTTGTTGTAGGGATGTAGGTGTTGGCTACAGAACCTATTTCTAATTGTGGTGCGGCTACATAAACTGTTGAGCCAGTACCTACATAACTTAAAGCTGTTCCATTGGTCATCAGAATATCAAAAAATGCAGAAGCATTTGATACTGTAATAGAAAACCGCCACCATCCTGCTGGTAATCCTGTGTTTGTAGCAGAAGTAGAAATAGGAGCAGTTAAACCTATAGAAACAGTTGCACCAGTAGTTAAATTAAATGCCGCACCAACTGTAGAGCTATAAGCCAAAACAATAAAATTATTGGCAGTTCCACCATTTGCTGTTCCAGCTTTTGCATACAAGCTAAAAGTAATTGTTTCTGTATTGGTAGTTACACCTTGATAAATAAAATGACTGCCGTTGGTGGAATTATCTGTTAATAAAGATGCTGTAGAACCACCAAGAGGGTCGGTTTGTGAACCAGTAACAGTAATATTATTTGTTGCGTTCCAGTTTGCGGCAGTTAAGTTGCTAGACTGTAATAATAAATTCTGCCCAGTACCTTTTAATACTTCTGTCTGCCCTGTAATAGTAGTAAATGTACCTGCGGCAGGGGTAGTGCCACCAATGACTGTGTTGTCTATTGTGCCACCAGAAATTGTGTACCCTGTAACATTATTTGAGGAGTCTTGTATTACTGCTTTACTTGCTGGATAATCGCACCACACAGTAACTGTTCCGCTAAACGTTACAGCGGTATTAGAATTACTGGATGAAAGAATTGTTGTTCTGGTAAGAGTAGGGCCAGTTGTAGAATACGTTCCAAGACCTACTTCCCAGTTTGTACCGTCAGTTGCTGCGTAGTAGGTAGTGTTTCCATTACCTACTACCGCAAATGATTGATATGCCGTTGTGGTAGCAGACAGAGTAAAACTAACAGTTGTGTTAGCTGTTCCTGTTTGTTGTATTCTATCAGAAACTACTAATGACATATTATTCCTTTATAAATTAACTAAACTGAACCTTGAATGTAAACTGGATTGAATCTCCAGAATTTAATGCAATACCAGTAAAGTCACCTTTAACAAATAAATTGCCAGAGGTTGAAGCGTCAAACAAACCAGCATTAGTAATCGTCTCACCAACTGCGGCTGTCTGAGTACCAACTACTTGGAATGTATCATTTGTTACGGATGTTGTTACTTGAGAAACTGTACCGCTGATGCGGGGAGTTACTTCTGTAAACAACGTTGTATCTGTAGCGCCAGTTGTACCTGCACCAGTTCCCCAAGCAACATACTGAGGAATGGTACCACCGCTATTTAAGCGGCTAGTAACAATAGCTTTACCTGTGTTGACTAAGAGTGTAGCCATTTTTTAATTCTCCAAATAAAACGTTTGATTGGATTCTTGTGCCAATAATCTATAACGCCTAATTCAACTACAGTACCGTCCGCACGGATAACCGTAGCGGACAGTTGTAGTTCTTTAGCGTTGCTTTGAGCAACTTGCATTACTGAACGCCTTGTTTAACCAGTTCAAGTACTACGGAGAACACCAAAGGTGTTGTTCCTAATGTAGTATTATATCCAGTAGTTGTTAAGGCAATACGACCAGTAGGACTAGGTGCATTGTTTTGTAAACCACCAAAGTTCCAGAAGCTCATCTTACCTCGACCAGCTACAGGGATAATATCTACTTGAGTACTACCATCCCAAAGCAATCTAACTTCTAGTGGATCAGAAATAGAATAATCAAGATGATCAATTCTAAATCCTGTAGGAATCAAAGCATAGTTAATTGGATCAACAATAATAATACTACCAGCTACTAATGAGAAAGTTAATGAACTACCAGTTGCTGTAGCAGCTACGTTCATTGTTACTTGTGTTGTACTGTTTACAACAGCAACATAAGCATTCGCAGGTATTCCAGTACCTGTAACACCCTGACCAACAGTTGGTGTTAAACCACCAGCGGTGAATGTAATAACTTTAGAGTTAATAGTAGTAGCACCAGATGAAGCAGTGCCTAATGTGCCAGAAGCAGCTACGTTAGATGTATCTAATACTCCAGTAACTTTAACGACGGCATTTCGATTGCCATCCATAATAATTTGAGTGTTAACGACGTTAGCCATGTTAACCTCCTAATTAGTAAGTTGCTGAGAATAGAATAGAAACTTGCCAAACACCTGAAGTTGCGCTAACAATAGCGTATACAGAAGAGTCAGTAGTTGTTACAGTGCCAAGGGCAGTGCTATCTACATCATTAACAAAATTTGCATAACCACTTGCTAAGCTATATGCGTTAACATATTCTGTAGCAGTAGCTGTGCTACCCAACGATAACGTTGCGGAAGCAATTGGTGCACCATTGACAATAAAACCAAGGATGCGGGAATTTTTAGGGATTTTAGCAATCTCTGTGTAACCAGACATTGTAGAATCTACTTGAACAGTTTTAACTAGTCCTAGTTTTGTATCACGAAATAAAGAGGCCATTATAAATCCTTTTAATTAATATTGTGGGGTGAAACTAGAAGAGGGGGCTTTTGACCCCCTCATCTTAATTACTTACTATTACGGACCGTTAGAGCCGAAGATAGCACGTGGATCGGTCCAGCCGAATGAATAACGCTCGTAACCTTTTGCCTTAGCATTCATGGTATCGAAATCATTATCTTGATCGAACTGTACACCAACACGCTCATAATACTTCATACCATCACGTACGTTAGTACGGATGAACCAAGCATGAGGAGATGTGAAGTAATGGTTAACAACTGCACCACCTGGGAATACATTGTTAGCACGCAAGATGTTTAAATCGTTGTTGCCGTTGGTAGGTTGGTTAGTTGATTTAAGGATACGTCCAGCATTGTAGATCTCTTGACGAGCAATGTGTAATGATTTAGGCATTACATTGATCAAGAGGCCACGGTCATCCTGGAAGCCCATCAAAGCGATTGTTGCATCTTCCAAAGAAGCTTCGGAGAGGTCAGCATCAACTGTTAACTTGTTAGCGAATGTACCGCCAGAAGTATTAGGATGTGCTGTGGAGCAAAGAGCTACGCCATCACCACCAGCATACTGTAGGTTGGTACCTGTAGTAAATGCACGGTTGTAAATGTTAGCAGCAACGTTTTCTTTCGTTTGACGGAAAGACATTGCTAATGCACCAGAACGCTTCTTAGAGACTTGCTCATACAAATTGTCATCCAACTCTTCTTTAGTTACGATGTAACCAAGAGCGTATGCAATGTGTGTGTAGCGGGTTGTGAAACCTTGAATCTCTGAATCGTAGGTAGTACCAGCGCCTTCAGCTTTTTGTGGAACGAGTCCGAAGCCAGTTAACTGGACATCTTCTTCGTAGTTTTGATGTGATGATTCTTTATCAAAGAGTGAAGAATATTCTTCTGGATGCTCTTCGTAGACTTGGCCCCACCAAGCTTTAATACCAGGCCATAGGGCCTTAGGATGGGTACCGGTTGTGATTACGCCTGCCATGTTTTTATTCCTTTGTTATCTAGTTATTAAGCAGTGCCTTGGGCTTGCTTAT